GTTAATTAATTCAATTTTAGCATATTTAGGTTCGCGTCCTTATCAAGAGTCTTTTCAATTGATAGAAGCGATACAAAAAGAAGCAAAAGAAAGTTTATCAGATGCCGAGCAAAAGCCCGACAATACAACAAGTTAGAGCTGATATCGAAACGCACATTGATATATGCGCGATTAGGTATGAAAGCATTGAAAAAGAAATGCGCGGAGTGAACGCGCGTTTAAAACGCTTAGAAACAATTTTAGTTGGAGGCGCGGGCGCGATCATTCTTCTGTTAATCGGGCTAGTAGCTAAATAGGTATAAATAGTGATGTATGCCCGATCCGTTTGGAATTATAGATGGCACTAAACAGGTCACAAAGACTCTTAATGAGTCTGTAAAGGCATCAGAAGAACTTAGTAAAGCAATTGATGGTGTACTGGCGGTAGCGGATAAAGCGGCAAAAGAAAGGGCAGCATCAAGGAAGAATTCAAGGGTTATAAATCCTGATACCACAACAATTATTGAAGCAGTAGACGAGTTCCAAAGGCTAATGTTAGCCAAGGAATCCGAAGAAAAGATTAAGCACGAAATAGTTAAGAAATATGGCAGTCACGCTTGGGATGAGATACAGGGCATTAAGGCTCGGAAACAATGGGAAGAAAAGCGTGATAAGTATTTAGAGCAGAGCGATAGACGGGTAATGAAAAGCGTTATGGCGTTGTGTTACATATTTGCAACTTGGGTAGCTTACGAATGTACTTGGGGAAGGTGGAAATGAATAAGCCAGTAAAAAGTTCAGACGATGCTCTATCTAAAGTATTGGCTTATGTTGATTCACCGTTTAAGTTATTTGCTGTAATTTTGATGGCGGTTTTAGCCTTTGGCGGTTGGGTATTTTATGAAAATCAAGAGTTGATTGTTGGCACTTATAAAGAGAGTCAGAAGTTACCCAGTATTGCCGAAGACAGAGTAGATGATGTAGCGGTTCATTTGTTTAAAACTACTGACGCAACTGTAGTAACGATATTTAAAGTTAACCCTTTGTTTGGCACTAGAGTCCAGTATCGAGCCTATACAAAGACTGGTCGGGATAAAACGAATGATGGTTTGGATGTTGGGTTGTTTACTTCTAATCAAGCAAATAACCAAGATGTAGTAGCTTTAATGGCTGGTGATATTCCTTGCGGTGGGTACAAGGCGGCACAGTCAGAAATTGGGCTTTGGTATATTGAAAAAGGGATGACCTTTGGTTGTAGAATTAGTGTACCGCCAGACCCCAGTAGGTTTATGGGGCAGATTACCGTTGGTTGGGATAACCTCCCAGCCGAATTAGAACAAGCAAAATCCATGCTTTTTATTGCTGCAACCATGTTATCAAGGAGCAAAAAATGATTCCGTTAATGGCACTAGTTGATGTTGGGATGAAAGTTCTAGACAAGTTTATTCCTGATCCTGAAGCCAAGGCAAAAGCTCAAAAAGAACTCTTACAGATGCAACAAGAAGGCAGATTGGCTGAACTTAATGCAGACAACATTGAGGCTCAAGAACTCACTAAGCGTACTGAAGCTGATATGGCTAGTGATAGCTGGTTATCTAAAAACATCCGTCCCATGACTCTTATTTTTATATTGATAGTTTATACCGCTTTTGCTGCCATGAGCGCAGCAGATATTGAGGTTAATAACAACTACGTAGAACTGCTTGGGCAATGGGGTATGTTAATCATGTCCTTCTATTTCGGTGGACGTACTCTTGAGAAAATCATGGATATGAAGAGGGCAAAAGATGAACCTAAGTGAACACTTTACCCTTGAAGAATTAACACACACTGACCACAGGGAGTTTAGCAATGAACCTAACGAATCTGAAACAGAAAATCTCAAACGTCTTGCAGCTTTTCTTGAGCAAGTTAAAACAGTGCTGGGCGGCAAGCCTGTCATGGTTAACAGTGCTTTTCGATCAAAAGAAGTAAACGACGCAGTAGGTTCTAAAGATACAAGTCAGCATAGAATCGGCTGTGCTGCAGACATTCGTGTTCCAGGAATGACTCCCGACGAAGTGGTTAAAACGATTATAGCATCTGAACTTGAATACGACCAAATCATTCGCGAGTTTGATCGCTGGACACATATTAGCGTTCCTAATAAAAAAGACACCCCAGCTCGTAAACAAGCACTTATAATTGATAAAACAGGAACAAGAGCTTACTCATGACCGTCTCTTTCGTACTAACTTATGACTCATTAACTAGTACTGTGCTTCAGTATCTAGAGCGGAGTGATCAAGCGACAGTTGATCAGATTCCAACATTTATTACGCTTTGTGAGTTTGAAATTGCTCAACAAATAAAAACTCTCGGTCAATTGCAAGTTGTTCAAAGCACAATGGTACAAGCGAATCCCGTAATAGCAAAACCTGCTCGTTGGCGTAAAACAGTGTCATTTAACGTAATAGTAAATGATCAAAGATCTCCTGTTTTATTAAGAAAGTATGAGTATATAAAAGCCTACACTCCTGATGCTAACACTACAGGTGTACCTCTGTATTATGGCGATTACGATTATGAGCATTGGATCGTCGGACCAACTCCTGATGATGACTATGATTTTGAGTGTTTGTTTTATGAACGTTTAGAACCTTTGTCATCGTCCAATCAAACCAACTTTTTAACGCAATATGCACCGAATGCTATGTTATTCGGTACGCTTTTGCAAGCTATGCCATTTTTGAAAAATGATCAAAGGCAAATTTTTCAACAAAAATATGATCAGGCTATTGCTGCTCTCAAAGCGGAAGATGTAACTCGTATAGCTGATCGCCAAACTATCGCTATTGAAAGCTAATCATGACATATACAAATCCATTTACAGGTCAAACTGTACAGCCTAGTCAGGTAAGTTATGAATTAATTACGCTTACCGCGGATCTAGAATTAGAGTGGCCAATTAATGGTAATAATAGTACAGCAGTAGCTAATATTATAGAAGTAAACGCCACTGTAGCATCTCGTAAAATCTACCTGCCACCTGCGACTCAAGTTTCAGTAGGGCAAAGTATTCTTTTCAAAAATATTGGTTCGAATTCTTTTACTGTTGTTAATTTCAGTGGTGCTACTATTATAACTATAGCTTCAGGTATATCTGAGTATATTTATATTACAAGTAATTCTACGATAAATGGTACTTATTCCACTGTAACTTTCGGCGCAGGAACTTCTTCTGCTAATTCTTCAGCCCTCGCTGGGTTTGGTTTAAAAGCTATAAGCACTACTCTAAACCAAGCGTACCCCTTAACTATATACAGTTCAAGTACAACTTTAACTAGTTCTGAAAGAGCGTCTTTTGCAGTTTATACAGGTGGTGTAGGGTCTATTATTCTACCTAGTGCTGCTTCAGTCGGCAACGATTGGTTCGTAAATATCAGAAACAATGGCACAGGTATTTTAACAATCACACCGACAGGTGCAGATACGATAGATGGCAATGCAACGCAACAGCTTCAATTAGGTGAATCTTTCGTTGTTGTATCGAACGGAACAAATGGATACAATTCATTCGGTTACGGACAATCTTCAAGTTTCTTTTACACAATTTTATCAAAGAGCGTAACAGCATTAGGCGCAACGATAACTTTGTCAACAGCGGAAGCATCAAATGTTGTTCAAGAATATGTAGGAACTTTAGCTGCTAATACTCAAATTATTCTTCCCTCTACTGTTCAATTATATGTTGTTACAAATGACACTTCTGGTGCATTCACTTTATTATTTAGAACTTCTGCTGTAGGTGGAGCAACTGTCACGATACCTCAAACTCAAAGTTTGATTCTTGTTTGTGACGGAACCAACGTATATAACGCTAATTCAGCAACGATTTCAACATTACCTACTCTAACGTTGAACGCAGGTACAGCAGCAGCCCCATCGTTAAATTACAGTGGGGACACAACGACAGGCTATTTTAGACCTTCAAGTGGGCAGTTAGGCTTCTCACTGACTGGTGTTTCAAAAATGACACTCGAATCTGACGGTCTACATGTTACTGACGGTATCAAAGGAGGGTTGTTTACTTGACCGCTAAAGTTATATCTCTTCAGATACAACCTGGAATACAGCGAGACGGAACGCTATTTGACGCATCTCGTTTTAGTGATGGGCGCTGGGTACGTTTTCAACGCGGTCGACCACGTAAAATGGCGGGGTACAGAGGAATGTTTTTAAATTCTCCTGAAGTTTCACGCGGTATGATTATGAAGTCACAAAATGGTTTGAATTATCTTTATTCAGGATCTGAATCATTTTTGAAAATGTGGCAAACTGATAACAATAATGGTATCGGAACTGGTCCTTTTAATATTGGTTTCAGCGGAGAAATATTAGTTCTTTCTAACTTAGTAGGTGGGTCGGGTTATACAAATGGAACTTACACAGCAGTTCCTTTAAATGGTGGCGCAGGTATAAGCGCAACGGCAACTATCGTTGTAGCAGGAGGCACAGTAACTACAGTTACATTAGTAAGCGGTGGTTTCAATTATGTTCAAGGCGATGTTGTGACAGCAAGTGACGCTGTTTTAGGAGGTGGCGGGGGTTCAGGATTTTCTATTGAAGTAACTAATTTAGAAAATGATTTTGTTGTTGACGCTGACAACCTTTGGCAATTTGATATAGGATTTGATTCAGGTAACGGAGGGGTCTCCTCATTAGTAGCGCATCCAGGATTGAATCTTACTAACATAGACAATACAGTTGATACGCCAGTTTTTTCAGGAACATTTCCAGGAGGAGGATTAATTCCTTTAGCAGATACGGGAGGTTCTGCACCTACAAATGATCCTATTGAAGTTTCAGGCGGTTGTGTTCTTCTCCATCCTTATCTATTTGTGTATGGAAACGATGGGCTAATTAAAAACTGTTCAGCTGGAAACTTCTTTGACTGGAACTCTGCAGAAGCTAATGAAAACAATGTAGCAACAGGAAAAATAGTCAAAGGACTAGCTGTACGGGGCGGTACAACTTCGCCTTCAGGTTTGTTCTGGTCATCAGATTCACTGATCAGAGTATCTTATAACCCAACAACAGTTGGTGCTATTACGCTCTTTTGGCGTTATGACATCATCAGTCAACAGACTTCTATTATGTCATCTAGTTGTGTAATAGAATATGACGGTATATATTTTTGGTGTGGGATAGATCGTTTCTTAATGTACAACGGAGTAGTTCAAGAAATACCTAATCAGTTTAATATGAACTATTTCTTTGATAACTTAAATTATGTTCAACGCCAAAAAGTTTGGGTTAGTAAAGTCCCTCGTTGGGGTGAAATTTGGTGGTTCTATCCACGGGGTGATTCTACGGAATGTAATGATGCAATAATCTATAATATCCGTGAGCAAATTTGGTACGACGCTGGAACAGCGATTGGAGCACGCAGATCCGCAGGCACATTTTCCGAAGTCTTCCGTAGACCTGTTTGGGCGGACAATCAAGAAAATACTATAGGCACATATACACTTTGGCAGCATGAAACGGGTGTCAATGAAATATATTTGAATAATGAAAACGCTATCGAAAGTTATTTTGAGACAAATAATATAGGCTGGGTAACAGGCGGTCCAGGAGCGCAAGACCCTGTTGGTCCTAACCAATGGATTCGCCTTGAACGCGTTGAGCCGGATTTTAATCAAGAACAGAATATGAGTCTCTACATTACAGGTAAAAGCTATGCTAATGATGTTGAAGACACTAGCGCCCCCTATGTTTTTTCGCCTGATACCCTTAAAATTGATATGCGTGAGCAAAGACGTGAAATGAGACTTAAATTTGAGAGTAATATCGTAAATGGTAACTATGAAACAGGTCAAATTCTTTTATCCGCTGACTTCGGCGACGAACGTGGTACAGGTAATCCTTAATGGTAACTTATGATCCGCGTTATATGTCTTGGGATCAATGGTGTCCTCTGATGGCAGACCTTTTTGCAGCGCAACAGCTCGGAACTGTGCCTGAAGACAAATGGAGAGATTGGGCTTCTGGTATGGCAGGTATCGGTTATTTTATGAATTCAGGTGTACCTGATCCAAGAGGGTTCAAAACTTGGCAAGAGTGGGCAAGTCAGTTAGTTGGTATTATGACGATTGAGGCATGAATATGAAAGCGTCTGAAATTATCTATAACGATAAATATAGCCAAGAAGAGGGTCCAGATAAAACTATTGCTGGTGTTGGAAAGCTAGTTAATGATAATATGGCTGTTATTTTAAAAAGCGGTGATACCGTTTTAGTTGTAGTTCGATTGGGTGATGCTGCTGTAGAAGTCCATGTTTACACAGTTGAAAGCGGTTTAAGACTTATGTCTGCGTTGAAAGTATTGATTGAAAAACTGAAAAAGTCTGACATTCAAGTCGCATACATTACAGACCCTAGAGACGCACAAATATTACAAGTATTGAAAATAAATGATCTTAAAGTGGTTCCGTCTGATAGACCTCGATATGAATACATGATTACAAGATGAGATATACTAATTTTTCAGAGCTTCCTGCTTATGCCTTTCAACCTAAATTAGGTAGAGGTCCATTTTCATACGGCATGACCCTAGAAGGTGGAGGTGGTGGAATCATTTCTTCGGTCACTGACCCAATATCATCCGCGCTAGGAACTGACGGTGGCGGTGGGGGAGTGTTAGGAGCTGTGGAAGATGTGGGCAAAAGTATTAGTCAAGTTGGCGTAGAAATTGACAAAGGCGTAAACGAAGCAGTTCCAGGAGGCTGGGTAACTGTAGCTGCAGTAGCAATAATGATTGCAGCTCCTTATGCAGCGCCTTACCTTGCTGCAGAAATTGGAGCAGCAGGTGCACTAACGGCAGCAGAAGCTGCGGCAATAGCAGAAGCAGCAGCCATAGCCGAAGGTGCAACTACCGCTGGAATGGTAGCAGGAGCGTCATCAGGAGCAACTGCAGCAGCAACCGCAGAAGCAGCTTTACAAGCAGCAGCAATAAATGCTGGGAAAAGCGCTGCCATTAATGCTGGAACACAATTAGTAACTACAGGAAATGTAGATCCTGATCAAGTTTTTAAAGCAGGTGTTACGGGCGGTGTTACAGGTGGTTTAGGAAGCACCCTCAATGCTTACGATTTAGACCCTATGGTTTCTGGGGGGTTAAGCGGAACTGTAGGGGGCGGGTTAAATGCTGCTCTCAATAATAGAGATATTGGCACAGGTGCTTTAACAGGCGGTATAGGGGGCACTGCAGGCGGTGCGAGTAATATGGTTTCAAAAGAACTAGGTCTTGACCCTTATTCCGCAGGAGCTTTGCGTGGGGCTACTAGCGGTGTAACCAGTGCAGCTTTAAACAATCAAGATGTAGTAGCAGGTGGCTTGACTGGCGCTGCAGTAGGGGCTGCGGGTGTAGCAGGTAGTCGATTAGGTACTACTTTACAAAATGAAGTCACAGGCGATTCTGACAGACAAACTTTTACAGGTAACGTATTAAGTTCTTTAGCTAGATCTGAAACTAAAGACCTATTAACTGACGATCCCACTCGACCACAGAGACCACAGAGACCACCGCTTCAGAGACCGATGCCTCGCACAATATTAGCAGGTGCTCCTAGTCAAGTTAATTATGCACAACCTTCTGGAGCTTTACCGAGAGCTTCTTCCCAGCCTGATCAGACATCTGCATTTACACCAAGAATGAGCCCTACGGGAGCACCTATATTCGGTAATGAGCAAAGCAGTTCTTCAATGATCGGTCAAACGGGTTTGCCTAGCATGGCATCTACGACTTCAAACGCTGCAGATCTTTCTTTAGCGGGCGGTGTTGCAGGTGTTCCTACTGGATCTTCCCCTAATGCGAATACGGGTAATGTTACTGGATTATTCCCCAGCTCAGGGTTAAATGCGTCAGGATTACCTGCGCCTTTAGCTTCAGGAGTGTTAACCTCCCCAGCTATGTATGAGCCTGATAACGCTAAAGTTAATCAACTTAAACAGCTCTACCCTCAGCTTGAAAATGTTGACTCTAGAATATTAACATCAATAACTTCAGACCCACCTAACCAAACTTATGCTCGTGGTGGTCCAGTTCGAATGAACAAAGGTGGAAATACTAGCGATATATTAGAAAGATACAGAAAAGCACAAGAAGACTATGAGTTTACTCAGAATGATCGAGGGTTCAGATTAGCAGCACAGAGCCTTCTACCTCCGAATCAAGACAGATATGCAGCTAGGGTTCCCTACGGAGACCCTTCCAGTAATTTCAATAGACCTATCTCATCACAATATTTTATAAATCGTGCTAATGGTGGTTCAGCGACTCATAACCCTGAATTTATTACAGGTAAGACAGGTTATTTCGTTGAAGGAAGAGGCGATGGACAATCTGACGATATACCTGCTATGCTCGCTGACGGTGAATATGTGTTTGACGCTGATACTGTCGCAGCATTAGGAAATGGTTCTTCTAAAGCTGGAGCGTTACAATTAGATAAAATGCGTCAAGCGATTCGAAAACACAAACGTTCTGCACCCAATAACAAAATCCCACCCAAGGCTAAATCGCCTTTAGAATATTTTAAAGGAAAAGCATAATGGCTCTCCCAACTTCAACCCCAACTACGACGACTTCGTCAACTGTTATTAATCCCTTATCACTTACAATTCCAAACGCACCAGCGACTAACTTTGCAGCTGTTCCCGATTTAGGTATGACTGCGGGTTCAGCTCCAGGAGGCGGTGGATTAACGCAAGGAACTGCTCTACCAAATATTACAACAACTCAAAAACAAGCTACATCTACACCTGAGTTCTATACTAAGTATTTAAATCAGTTAGCTGAGCAAGGTGCTGATGCAGCTCAAAATGCAAAATTCGTTGGGGCTACTGAAAATCAAATCAGTGCGTTTGATTTAGCAAAATCGAGTGTAGGTTCTTATGACCCAGCTCTGCTTTCAGCAACGAACTTAGCGACTGAGGCAGGCGCGTACAATGCTGCTGATGCGGCAGGCAGGTATATGAACCCGTATACAAAAAACGTAGTTGATGCGTTAGGTGTTGAAGGTAGAAGAAATATTGAAAGGTATTTAGCACCTGCTGCTACTTCAGCTGCAGTAGGTTCAGGTCAGTTCGGCTCAAAACGTGGTGCAGAAGCGCTCGGTCAAGCGTTCAATACAGGGCTATCAAATTTAAATTTAGAGCAGTCTAGAGCGCTTCAAACAGGTTATACCCAAGCACTTGCCGCTGCTGAACAAGAACGGCAAGCTAGATTAGCTGGAAGCCAGAGATTCAGCGACATAGCTAAAGAGACACAAACTCTAAATCTAGGTGATATAAATGCTCTTGCGACTATGGGTGAACAAGAACGTGCATTGAAACAGAACCAAGAACTTTTCCCAATGCAACAGTTAACTTCTGAGGCAGCATTGATGAGAGGGCTAACAATACCTACTTCTACTGCATCGTCTTATACTGGACCGATTCCTGGAGCGTACAACGCTTCACCGCTTTCTCAGATTGCAGGTATGGGTGCACTGGCTAAAGAAGTTCCAGGTCTATTGAAATCGGTTGGAGAGGGTGTTGATAAGCTAACTGCTGGAGCAGTGGGCGATGCAGTGAAAAAAGGATACAACGCACTCGTAGGCGGTCAAAGCGGTAAGCCTATTGCTTTCACAATGACAGGAGCGGCAGGAGAAACAATAAATGTAGCGAGTGATGGCACTTTAACTGTTACCACTACAGACGGTACAGTAAGTAATTTTGATAAAGACGGTAACCCGATTTCGAATGACTATAATTACAATCCTACAGAAAATCTAGATGATTTGAATCAAGAGGGGCAAGATTCTTCTCAGGATTACTTTGATAATACTGCTGCTGACGCTTACAGCTATGATAATTACATTCCACCTACTAATTATGGTGAGGATAATTATTACAGCCCTGACAGAGAACAAGAATAATAAAGGGTACTAAATATGGCTACTAATCCACTCGGTGCACTACCTACTGCTATACCTCCTGGAATAGCGGGTGACCCTAATGCTCAACAAGAGTACATGGCTGCTCTTTCCAAAGTTATAGAGTCGCTTGAAAAAAGAAATCAGATAAACTATTTCAATGTCGCTGGGCAGTTCTTTGATCCAGGACGTACTGGTTCTTTTGGTGAATCCGTAGGAAGAGCGTCAGCTTCAGTAGGTAAAGATATAGAAGCACAAAAAGCCAACGCGCCTACGTTAGCTATGATGAGAGCTCAGCTAGCAGGTCAGAAATATACGTTGTCAAATGATGCTAAAGCCTTACAAATAATTGGTGACAATCTAGGTATTGACCCTCAAAATGCAGAAAAAGTTATCAGTTCAGGTGATTTATCACAGACTCAAATTTCAAGAATCCCTCAGCTTTACCCGTTGATTGCGACCTTATCTCCAGCTAGAGCGGGCATGTTGAAAGATATGTTTGATATGCGCGTCAAGGGAGCAGATGTTAATATCAAACAAGGAGAGTTTGATATCAAAAAAGAAGAATTGAGAGCGAAATATGATCCTAACTTCACTCTCAAACCCAATAATTCTGTACCTGCCGCGCCTATTGTGCCAAGAGTTCAAAGCTCGACTGCTCCAGCTTCAGACCCATATACTTTTTCAAAATTAACATTGAATGAAAGAGAAAGACTCGCTAACACGGCTCAAGAAATGGGATTAATTACTAACGTAATGCAAAGATCTGATGTTGCTGATCTATTTGACGGTATGCCACTTGAAAAACGTAAATCAGCTTTCGCTAAAGCGGGTTACCCTACTGATCAGGCTGGCGCGACTGAAACATCGCGTACGGATGATGTTCAAGTAGCAAGTGCACGTGTTTCTGATAGACGTCCAGGAGAAACCCTCGTTGGTTATCAAGAGCGTAAAAAACAAGAAAGTCAAGCTGAAATAGAAATTTATAAAAAGTCTGCTGAGAATCGTGAAGCAACACCTCAGAAAAAATTCGATTTAATCGCGGGTTATGACTCATCAACAGTAGGTACAACTAATGCAAATCTAGACAATTTGTATAATATGGTCAATACAGTTAAAGGGCAGAAAGTGATGTCTCTGTTAAATAAACAGGGACTTATTCCTGCTTTGGCTCAAGGTGCTGAATCGGGTATCACTACTCCTATCGGATCACTTAGTGCGCCTGCATTAGAAATTATACAAAAACTGAAACTTAATCCTGATGAGCAAAATTTAGCTCGTATGATTGCTCAATCTATTTCCGACTTAAATATGGGTGTGATGAAACAAGGTAAAGATATATTTGGTCCTCAAATCAGCGTTTATGACGCGCAGAAAATGGCAGAGCCAGGATTTAAAGCTACGGATTCTTCTAAAGTTGTTTCAAGTTTAGTGAATAAATTTAAAATTATGAACCATTTCCAAGGTGAGATGAACAAGGCTCAGCAAGATTATTTTGACCGTAATCCAACAGCTAAGACTTCTCAATTTTTCAGATCTAAAGAATTCAATGAAGTTTCTGATCAATACACAAAAACATTACGTAAACTGAATGAACTTTCAGTATTTTGAGGTGAACCATGGCTGAAAAAGATCAATTTGACCCCGAGAGTAAATTAAAAGAGTTACTACCTAACGCTTTTGATGACAAAGGTGAATACAAACCTATTTACACTCCTACAGGAGAACCTAAAGGCTCAGTCTCAGTAGAGCCTGCACCTTCTTCATTTGATGAGATTAGTCCTGAATTAGTTGCAGCAGGAACAGGGGCTTTAGGTTTCTTAGGTGGGCAAAAAGCCAAAATGATTCAACAGCGTGTTCAACCTACTGCGAGAACTAGCGCGCCTCCTCCTTCAACAGTTCCACCACCTGCTTCTGCCCCTCCTGCTGCGGGTGGACCTTTAGCTTCTGGTGATAAATGGAGCACTAAGGTTGTAGGCTCGATGGGTCCAGGAGGAGAGTCCGTTACCGAAGCTGCACGTAACTATAGGATTCAACAAGGACTCACACCTACTGAAACTGCGCAATTTAAAACAAATCGTGAAGGTATCATTCTTCCTAACAAGACTGAAGCTGAACAGCGAATGATGCAGGAAGCTCGTCAGAAAATGCTTTCCGAAAGAGCTAAACGTGCTGCTGAAGCCACAGGAAGAGGTATGGGTGTAGCTACCGATATAGCACCTCGTTTGATGACTGGTATCAGCGCAGCAAGCGCAGGATATCAAGGAACAGACGCATACAATAGAGCTAGAAGCGGAGATATTCCTGGAGCGGTAATGTCTGGCGTAGGCGCGTTAGGTAGCATGGCTTCAATGGTGCCTCATCCTCTAACTAGAGGCATTGGTACTGCATTAGGAATTACATCACCTTTAGCACTTCAAGTCTACGACTCATACAGAGATAAATGATGTCCTCACACTAGTTTCACGTGCTAGTGTGTTTCAACCCCACTTCGGTGGGGTCTTTTTGTTCAGCTAACGTAGTAGCTAAACTCCAAGCCTCAATCCAAACGTTATAAGGATCTTTCAAAAGATCTTCATTGTTAGTCCTTTTTAGAAGGGCGAGCCAATCTTTATATTGCTGCTCCATTACATTCCTTTTCTTTAGATTTAGAAGAGTATTTAGTTTGAGCGCGTCTTTCAATGCAGAAAGTACATCGCCACATTCTTTTCTTACCTACTGTCACACACTTTATAAGGTCTTTATGTCTAAAGCATTGACAACTTAAACAAAACTTTCCGTCTATCATCTTATTCTAGCCACCTTTGCCGTTTTTAATATACGCTCGTACTCTACCTTAGCTTCGTCATCGAGCTTACGCAAGGGTAGTTCTTGATAGTATTTGAACTTCTGTTGATATTCAGGTTGCTCTGAAGGTCTTACCCAACCGCATTTAATTTTCCATCGTTCTTCAATGTTTGTACCAGAAACTGTCCAAACGTGCGCGTCATTATTTGACATAGTGACCTCTCTTCATATAGAATTATAACTCTTTATTTTTCTTGTTATCCCTTGCTTGTTCCATTGCATCCGCATACTCATATGCAGTTAGAGCTGCAGATTCAGGGTCTTCACCTTTAAAAGTAACGATGATTAACTTGAGTATTTCTAACGCTATAAAATCTTTTCTTTCAGATTGAGTCATATCATTTCTCCTACTTAATGTTTACATTTTTGACAGCTTTTAAGCCACCATCGACTATATCTGCTACACCACTAACGCCATGTGTAGCTACAAAAAATCCTATCAGTATTCCGATTATTAATTTAATCATTTCTATCTCTCCAGAGTTTATAATGTTGGTAAGTGGACTGCCACCAGTGGATAGGCTTTTTTCGCCCAAAATTCATGCGAGCTTTGAAAGCCTCAAAACGATCGTATCTGCCATTAAGATAAAGCGAAGCTCTTCTACGTGTGGCTAAAGCGTTACGATCGTGTCTTGCTCTAAATATCATAGGCTCTCCTTAATCAGTTCGTCAGTTAATTGGTCAAGTAATTTTCTAGCTTCTTCAACATCTTTAAGGCTCGGTTGATTAGCGAAACATATCCAAACGCCATTCGCTACAATCGTAAACTCAGATTGCTTAACCTGCTCAGCTATCATCTTCTTTCTCTTATCAAATATAAAGCCATTAGTGCTGCTTCGGCTCTACCATCATCTTTTTTACGTTTAAACAGGTCCGATTTACTTGACCAAGTACGCATAGCTAGATCTCTTGCACCATCCTTGCTTGAATTGACCTGCATACGCTTTTTCCAAACACTCGGGGTGACAAGGGTGTAGGGAATATCAAGACCTGCGAGAACCCCCTCTAAAACCCCGAGAGACCGACCGAAAGAAAACATTGACGTAACACCTTGGTTTGGCATAGCATTTACCTGCTCAATTAGACCTAAAATGTGGTGATCTTTGAATAGTCTTAGCTCAGAAACGATAGACTGAGGGTTTACCCTTTGTTTCTTTGATTTACCCGTAATGACCTCTAAGGTAGGCATATCAAATATCTGAACGATATCCTCATTCTGGTCTAGAACGGCTAGAGCACCGCTGATTCCTGGGTCAATACCTAAGTAGTATCTCATTTATTTTCCTTTCTGAGCGTAGCTCTCGCAAGCTGCAAGTTGAGCGCTGAGCGTTAGGGTTTCATTCTTTAGAGTACAAAGCCAGTCACCATTCGTGAAAGGCTTTGAATGCTCGCAAGAACGGCAAGTTTTAATAGGCTCTTTCTTATCGTAGCAGACATCTTTGTAATCACACCAACGACAAGGGTAGCCCTCATAGTTTTCGCTTATACCTGCAGGTTTGAGATCAGCTTCAATGAGAAGTTTGATTCTAGCTAATATGTCGTTTTGAACTTCGTAATCAGGCTTTATACGTCTTACGTAGTAATTCTCGGTATCTTTGTTCAGCGCGATATAGAAACCTCGTTCCATCCCTGTCATCAACATTCCTGCTTGAACTTGATAGTAATGCGAGGGTTTAGAGTTAGCTAGACCATTCTTTTCAAGATCCGCGAAGGACTTAGTATTATGAGTCTTGACTTCAAGGACGTGGGGTATGTCTTCCGCTCCAGGAATACCTTTAATGATTCCATCGACTTTGACTACGAAGTGTTTGGTATCATCTGTGTAAGCGAACTGAAGACTATTCTCGTATTCGTCCCAGACTGAAAACCCTGCTTTCCTAAGATCAGCGATAACGCGTTTTTCTTGAAGATTACCTGTCTCAAATAACCTAAGCATTCTTCCGTCAAACGATGGGTTGTCATACCCTCGCCAAGAGAGCCAGATCTTACGGATACATTCATCACCTATGCTAGAAGCACCGAGCCTTGACAACCTGAAATTACGCTTAGTGTCTTTTTCTATAGCTTCATAGATTCGCTGAACGACTTCTACTTCTTGAACAGGAATAGGTATTGATGCAGGTTTTTTAGTCGCCATTAAAATACTCTATATCTAGGAATACATTGGATGTCTATGATGATATCAGAAAGCATGCCCGAGACCTTTCGTTTACTCATAATAGGGGACGCACGCATTCCTGCACTTTCACAATCCATTGTTGCTTGAATGACTTCTTGACGACTCATCTGTTGAACCTGAGCGTCGTAGTGCAAGGTCACAACAGGCGCATTGATACCCATGGGTACGTGCGTAGGAGTAGGTGGAGCAGAACTGCAAGCGCCTAAACCTAAAACGCTTATTACGATTATTACCTTTTTCATAATTATTCCTTTAGAGGTGGGGTACTCACACACCGTATGTGAAGCGTAAAAAAGTGCTTTCCCCCAAAAACTACGTTTGATTTTTTAAGTATTCATCAGCTAATTCTGAAGCAATCCGATAAACATACGAAGCATCTGTAGCCTGAACACTGCCATTTGCTGCTAGCGAAATCATGAATTGAAATATAAGTTCATTTCTGGTAGGCATATTTTTCCTTAATCCCAAGGGTTCTTTTTCTTGTCACCTTTGGCTGGTTTAGCCTCTGGCTCGTCCTCTTCAATATCCATCAAAGAGACCTGCGCTTTAGGTTTCGCTGGAGCGCTTGCTTCCATAACGTAACCTACGATACGGTTTTTATCCGCATAGCCGTCTTTACCTTTTTCAATATCAATAGAGGCTTTGAACTTACGCTCCAAGAGTTCGTCAACGCTGGTAGCGTTAGGCTTACCACAAGCGCGTGCCCATGAAGCAACTTGCTCACGACCAATTTTTTGAGCGACTTCACTGCTGTTATGAATGTTGAAGTTGTTCCAGATCTTACGACCATCAAACTGATCACCAACAACTTCAAACGTAGCCGCAATCATCTGACCACCAGACTTTGTATCCTTTGATTCGGCTTCTGTACACTTGATGGTGTACTCGCCTTTAGGGATGGGGCTGTAATCACGAGTGCTAGATGACTCGTACTCTTTTAAATCAAATCCAAATCTAGACATGGTAAATCTCCTTTATTAAGATACAACGGGAATATGTTTAACTATCTCTTCATATTTCATTTCGAAAGAGTCAGGACAGGTATAACGATTTTTAGCGATGAACGCAGGGTTTTCAACAACATGAAGCAAGCGCTCCCCAGTTGTGATACCGCGATTGACAGTATTGTTGAAACCTACATCAGACTTCTTGACAATAACCTTGAATCCTGCGTAGGCTATTACATCGCACCACTCTTGTAATAAGGAGTTGCAACGATTTGGTAGCTTAGGCGAGAAACGATCATAGGGTTCTGTAAGCGGATTCTCATAACGAACGACATTAGAATGCGCTAGAAGGATAATGTTCATAGCACGCTTACGACGTAACGCGTCTAAACCTTGCAAGATCTCACGGAAAGACTCAGCAACAAACACCTGACCCTTACCATAACCTAGATCTTTTGCGTCATGTGAGCTCTCGATATCTTTAACGATCAAAGGTTCAACTAACCAATCTACGCTATCAATTACGAGGGTTTTGAACGTATGCTCCTCTTTCAACAGAGTTTTGATGCTTTCAACTACATCATTGATTTCTGCTGCACGAGGGAACGATGTTACGTCAAGGGAATCAAGACCATCCTCAGTATTGATAAAGACTGGATCAGGGAACTGAGACGCTATCGTTGATTTGCCGATACCATGGTTCCCATAAATGCAGATCCTAGGTGGCAATTCTTGCTTGCCCTTTACAAGCGATTTCATAAAACTCATAGTATTTCCTTTATTAAAAATGTACTACAACCTCGTTATAACGAAATATCCTAGAATCAAACTGAAGTAACCTGAGATCCATTCCAGGACGATTTTGCGCGATAACACCTACGCACACTGCTGCCAACTTAGGATCGCCAATCAAAC